TGTGCCTTTTTTGCCATAGCGATTAGAATACTTGTCAACATTACCCATACAAAATCCAGTACCGTGTCCTCGATCAATAATTACTTCAGTAGATTGAAATTTGTTTGTAGAGTAATGTCCGTTATATGTTTTATCAATATATGCTTGAAATTCTTCAATGTACTTTTTTTCATCAAATTTGTAATCAATATTAGACACTTTACACTCCTGTTAGTTTTCTATTATAATAACAGAAAGAATGCAAGCTGTCAAGTCAAAAATCAGGAATTAAATCTCCCTGCTTCCACTTCACTCCTTCTTTTTGAAGTATGCGTTGACAGTTTGCACAGATAGTTTTTAGATTACTAGGTCTACAATTTAATAGATCACCGTCTATATGAAAAACATTAAACTGTTCTTGATGAGAACTTTTAAAGCCGCATTTTTCACAATTTGATTTCTTTTCGTATCCTGCTTGTTTCCATTTAGGAATACCATGATTTAACCCGTGACGTAAACATTTTTCACACAGTTTACGATAGTATGTTTTGTTTCCTTTTTTATAATTTATAGCAGCAGGATGCTGTCCGCATTTACATAATGGTCTCATACTGTATTTACCTCACCTTTTTGGTACCTTTTTTGACGGTTTAACAGGGGTAATTATAATCAATATTGGTAAATACATATAATAAAACATTGTCCAATAGGAGATTACAAAATGGCATTAGTATCACCAGGAGTAGAGGTCCAGGTAATTGACGAGAGTTTTTACACTCCGGCAGCTGCTGGAACTGTACCAATGATTTTCGTAGCTACAGCTGAAAATAAATCAAACGGAAGCGGCTCGGGCGTTGCCGCAGGAACACTAGCAGCAAATGCAGGTAAACCATATTTAATTACATCACAAAGAGAATTAGTAGAAACATTTGGCGATCCAGTATTTTATTCAGACTCAAATGGAAATATGATCCATGCAGGAGAACTAAACGAATACGGTCTACAAACTGCATACTCTTTACTTGGTGTAACAAACAGATGTTATGTAACAAGAGCAGATATTGATCTAAGTAAACTAACAGCAAGTGCAACAGCACCAGGTGGAGAACCTGAAGATGGCACATATTGGTTAGATACAGATTCAACAGCAGTAGGCGTTCAAGAATGGAACGGGGCTGCTGTAACAACTACAGGCGGACAAAGTTTTACAACTGTTGGTGTAACAATCATCACAGAAGATAGCCAAATGTCAGGAACATCTTCAGCAGATGCACCACTTGGTTCAGTAGGAGCAGTAGGTGATTATGCTCTAGCAGCACATACTAATGTTAATAAATTATGGTACAAAACACCAGGTTATGGTTGGGATCATGCTAGCACAAGAGGTGCTTGGGTAGCAGCAGGTTCTGAAGAATGGAAAAAATCTTGGGCAACAGTAACAGGTGACAGTTATCCATCTTCACTAACAGTAGGTGATACAATGATTATCACAGTTGACGGTGTAGACTCTACTATCGAAGTTGGCGACAACGGAACTGCTGATACACTAGAAGGTCTTGCAGGTGCAATCAACGCTGTATCAACTAATGGTACTGTTTTAGATTTTGAAGCAGCAGTTATTAATAATAGATTAGAAATTTATACTACTGCTAATTGGATCGAAATTGGAGCAGGACTGGTAGGTGATCTATTAGGTGACATCGGAATTGCTGCAAAGAGATACTGGTCTCCGATTATTTCAATCGGAACACATGTTGATGTGCCAGAGTTTAAATCTACAGATGATGCTCCAAGACCAACAGGTTCTTTATGGCTTAAAACTACAACACCAAATGGAGGTGCAAGCTGGATTGTTAAAGAATGGGTAAGTGCTACTCAATTGTGGGAAACAAACGCTGCTCCGATTTATCAATCAGCAGCAGAAGCTATTTTTGAATTAGACAGATCAGGCGGCGGAACTAACATTAACTTGGGTCAGCTGTTTATCAAAGCAAACGTGTCTGAATCAGATTCAGGGTTTGATAGTGTAAACAACGGCGAGCAAGCTGAATTTACAATCTACCGTAGACAAGTTGCAGGTGTTACAAAAATCACAGGCGGCAAAATTACAAGCGGTTGGAATGGTGTATTAAGCACATCAATGGCACTAGGTATTAGTGAATCTTCAGCAGGTGCAGCTTCATTAGGTAGCCCAGTACAGATAAGTTTAACTATTACAGAAACAAGTACAGATGCTGAATTAATTGCAACAGCAATTAACAGTTCAGGTTTAACATATGTTACTGCTACTGTAGACACACAAAACAAGATTGTAATTTCACATGCACAAGGCGGTGAAATTAGAATCCAAGATACTACAGGACACCTAAACGCAGCAGGATTTGCTCCATTTGTTACAGGACAGCCGAATACAACAGCAAACTTATACAGTGCGCCTGTTGCTGATACATATCATGACTGGACTGCTTCAAACTGGAAGACATTAAGTTATACTGCATCTCCAGATGCTCCATTAGAATTAGCACCAGACGGAGAAATTTGGTATAACAGCGTAGTTGACGAAGTTGATATTATGATCCATAACGGTAATACATGGGTAGGATATCAAAACTATTCAACAGAGTACCAAGACACAAATGCAACAGGTCCTATTGTTGCAGCAAGTGAACCAACAACACAAACAGATGGCGTTTCATCATTAGTTGACGGAGATCTTTGGATTGACACTGCTGATATAGAAAACTATCCACAGATTTATCGTTACAATGCTACACTTTCAGAATGGCTGTTACTAGATAAAACAGATCAAACAACTGAAAACGGTGTACTATTTGCAGACGCTCGCTGGTCAGACAGCGGTCAAGACAGTGATGCAGCAGACATTGACACATTGTTAGCAAGTAACTATCTAGATCCAGACGCTCCTGCTCCTGCACTATATCCAAAAGGTATGCTGCTATGGAATATGCGTAGAAGCGGATTTAATGTTAAGCGTTTTGAGCGTAACTATATTGATACATCAGGCGACAACGGACGTTACGATGCAGTAAACAGCGAAGCAGGACTAGAAGTAAGCCAAGAGCAATCTATGTCAAATTACTATCCACATCGCTGGGTAACAGACTCAGGAAACAATGCAGATGGTTCTGGAACATTTGGACGTCATGCACAGCGTAAGAGTGTGATACAAAGTTTACAGTCTATGGTTAACAGTAACCAAGATGTGCGTGACGAAGAGTCTCGTCAGTTCAATCTAATTGCTTGCCCAGGTTATCCAGAACTTATTGGTGAAATGGTAACACTAAATTATGACAGACGCTTAACAGCATTTGTTGTAGGCGACTCGCCAGCAAGACTAACACCAGATGCAACATCGTTAAATGAATGGGCATCTAACGTAAGACTTGCAGTTGAGGATAACGATCAAGGTGCAGTTAGTTTTGACGAGTATCTAGGTATGTATTATCCATGGGGCTTTACAAGTGACAACGAAGGAAACAATGTTGTTGTTCCACCGTCACACATGGCACTACGTACTATTGTATTAAATGACCAAGTTGCTTATCCATGGTTTGCACCAGCAGGTACAAGACGTGGCGGCGTAACAAACGCAACTTCAACAGGTTATGTAGATGCAGAAGGCGAATTTAATTCAGTTGCACTAAACACTGGACAGCGTGATACACTGTATACAAATAACATTAATCCAATTACATTTATTAGTGGAAGTGGTTTGGTTGTATTTGGACAGAAAACTCGTGCTAGAAATGCAAGTGCGCTAGATAGAATTAATGTTGCACGTCTAGTTGTTTACATGAGAGTACAACTAGAAAGATTAACTAGACCTTATCTATTTGAACCAAACGATAAGATTACTAGAGATCAAGTTGCAGCAGCAGCTGAAGCATTTATGCTAGAACTAGTTAGCCTAAGAGCATTGTATGACTTTATTGTTGTATGTGATGAATCAAATAATACTCCAGCTAGAATTGATAGAAACGAGCTATGGTTAGATATTGCTATTGAGCCAGTTAAAGCAATCGAATTTATTTACATTCCACTGCGTATTAAAAACACAGGCGAAATAGCGCAACTAGGATAAAGTACGCACTTAATATGAGGTCCTTTGATTAGGACCTCATAGACTGATAAATACTATTGTATTAGGAGAAGATAGAAAATGCCAATTACATCATTAAACAACATCAGTATTCCAACTGAAGGCGGCGGTAGCAACCAAGCATTGCTTATGCCAAAGTTACAATACCGCTTTAGAGTTCTTTTTGAAAACTTTGGAGCAGGCGCTGATGTTAGAGAAATGACTCGTCAAGTTATTGACGTATCTAGACCAAATCTAAGTTTTGAGCAAATAACAATTGATGCTTATAACTCAAGAACTTATTTGGCTGGAAAACATACTTGGGAGCCAGTAACAATTAACTTACGTGAAGATGTAAACAATAACATCCAACGTGCAGTAGGCCAGCAGTTGCAAAGACAGTTTGATTTCTATGAACAAGCAAGCGCAGCAGCAGGTGCTACATACAAATTTACAACAAAAATTGAAATTTTAGATGGCGGTAACGGCAGCTTTACTGCTAATGTACTAGACAGATACGAACTAGTAGGTTGCTACATTGAATCAGCAAACTACAATTCATTAAACTATGGTACAAATGATCCTGTAAACGTATCATTAACAATACGTTATGATAACGCATTACAAACTGATGAAGGAGGCACTATCACAGGCGGTATAGGCGAAGCACTAGGCACTCGTTTAGCAGGTGGTACAGATGGTCCTCAGACCCAGGTAACAGGCGGTACAGGTCAGGTTTAATAATAATAAAAACTATCTTCTTAACAAGGTCTACTCTTTTTTGGGTAGACCTTTTTTTAATTAAACATCCACTTAACAACGTAAGATAAATATATGTATGGCAATCGTTAAAAGTCAAAATATTAGGCAAATAACTCCTGGATTAGATATGCGTGATGCAAGGCATGCGCACAACTTTTTCACGAGTAAAAGTTTTGAATTTGCTCCTAAAACAAAATATCTTTACCATGTTGTATTTTCGTACACAAATGAAGCTCAAGGTAAAGCTGTAACTTCATCTGCGTTTAACAGAGAAATGTCTATGCTTGTCAAAAGTGCAGACTTACCAGGCTTCACAGCAGAAGTAGATACTAAAAAACAATATAATCGTGTTAAGCATTTACAGACAGGAATAACATATGATCCTGTAACAATACGCTTTCACGATGATAACAAATCAATTAGTAGCAAATTATTTGAAGAATATTATAGATATTATTTTTATGACGGAAATAAGTTTAATATTAACGGTAGAAAAATAGACTTTGACCCACGAGATATGTATAGTGAACGTGTTCCTAAATACGGCATGGACGGCGCACCTGTAAACCCATTTTTTAATGAAATAAAAATTTTCCAAATGAGTAGACAAAAGTATAGAGCCTATACTTTAGTTAATCCAATAGTTCAACGGTGGCAACACGATAATGTAGAGTCAAGTGATGCCTCTGGCATGATGGAAAATTCTATGACAGTAATATATGAAGGTGTATTATACAGCGAAGGTGATGTTACACTAGATTCTGATCCAGTAGGATTTGGCTCTCAAGAAACACTGTATGATACTTTTCCTAGTCCTTTAGGTAATGAATTAAACTATCCGGATTTAGGAGAAGGCATTTTAGGAACTATACTTGGAGTCCTTAATCCTGCAACAAGAAATCAAACTTTTAGTAATATTGCTAGCACAATATTCAATGAAGTAATTAATCCTAAACAGAGAGATCCTGGAGGATATCCTAATGTGTTCTTTCCTACTATAAGCACACAAGTTACTGCTAGTAGTTTAAATAATAATGCTTCACGTCCTTTAGATAGCGGCAGAATTATTCAAACACTAAATCAAAATCCATCAGCAATGAATAGTTTTGTAAACAGGGCAATTATGACAGGTAATGTAAGAGGATATAGTGTAAATAATTTCCAAGATTATCAGAGCCTGTCTCCAAACACTCAAAGTGCAATACAATCTGATTTACTTAAAAATGTTGCAGGCGGAGATAGAAGACTACAACAAATAGCAACACAAGCAATTAACGGAGCATCAAATTAATGGCAGTATCAAGTACATATACTCCTACAAAAAATGAAGATAGTGCAGATAAGACTAAACAATTTTTTGACAGATTTTATGATAAACCTGTCAATTACAATGCGAATGAAGTTGACGCTGTTATTGCATATTTTTTGAAAAGAGGTTTTGGCGAAGTAGCAGCTATTAATACAAGTGTTGTACTACTACAGCAAGCTAAACAAGATAAAATTAATGTTTACAAATTAATAGATACACTTAAAGGTATTAACGATATACAATTAAGTAATATTGTAACACAAATTTTAAATGATAATAGAAACAAAACAAGCACTTTAGGATTTAGAGTTCAGGACAGGGGAACATTATTAGAAAGACGCAATGTTATAATACCTAATGCACCTGAAGAAGAAATAATACAAGATCCGCCGATATCAGATTACATACAACCTGGATATGTACAAAGAGGTTATGTAGAATAAGAGAGATGTAAAATGTCATTAGTTTTAAGATTAAACAAAGGAAGCCAACTTACTTTTGAAGAATTAGACGGCAACTTTCAAGAAATAGATTTAAGATTAACTACAGTCGAAGGCGCTGCAAATGTAGGTCCTATAGATTATGAAGATCTAATTAATACACCTAATCTTTTTAGTGGATCTTATAATGACTTAACAGATAAACCTGTTTTATTCAGTGGGTCTTTTGCAGAACTATCGGGAAAGCCTAACACTTTAGACGGTTATGGAATAACTGACGCAGCAACAGCTGATCAAGGATCAAATGCAGATGCAGCATTTGGTTGGGGCAATCATGCAAATGCAGGATATCTTACAGCAGCAACAAGAATAGAAGACCTAGCAAATGTAAGTGGTACAGAGCCTTTATTAAATCAAGTTTTAAAATGGAATGGATTTGCTTGGGAGCCAGCAAATGATGCAGAGGGCGCAGGTGCCGGCGGCGGCGTTGATCTAACTGCTTTTAGTGTAACTTCTGCATTGCCAAGCGGAAACGGAAGTCTGTTTTATAATAATCTTAATGGTACATTTACATTTACACCACCTGATTTATCACCTTTTTTAACAAGCGTTTCGTTCAATCAGCTTACATCTACACCTACAACAATTGCAGGATATGGAATTACTGATGCGTTTGATGGAGCATTTGCAAGTTTAAGTGCTACACCTACTACACTTACAGGTTACGGTATCACCGACGGACTTGAAGCAATTGCGTTAGGTGATTTTGATTTTTCTGGAACAACAATAGATACAGCAGGAAGTGCGCAAATTGCAATTACGCCTGATGTAGTGTTTAACGGAGCAGTGTCTTTTACTACACTACAATCAACCGGTGTAGGTCCGCTTACTTTAGATAGTGCAAGCAATATTGAATTAACAGCAGCAGACAGTGTTGTAGTAACCGACGGGTTATTTAGAATTGCAAGATTATCAGCAGCAGCTATTTCTGGATTGACTCCTGTCAATGGTGAAATGGTTTATAACACTGATACTAACAAATTTCAAGGATATGCTAACGGCGCTTGGGTTGATTTACACTAGGAGTAAACATGGGTCGTTTTGCTCAAGGAAAGTTTAACCTTAAAAATCCTGACAAATATGTAGGAAATAAAACACCAACTTATAGAAGCGGTTGGGAATTTACTTTTATGAAGTTTTGTGATGAACATCCTGCAATAGCACAGTGGGCAAGTGAAGCTGTAAGAATCCCATACAGACATCCTTTTACAGGTAAACATACTATCTATGTGCCAGACTTTTTTATTGTATATGCAGACAAAAATGGTAAACAACGAGTCGAATTAATAGAAGTAAAACCTTCTAATCAAACTAATAAAGAAAAACTTGGAAAAAGTAGATCGAATCAAGCACATTGGGTTGTTAATCAAGCAAAATGGGAAGCAGCAAGAGCTTGGGCAAAACAAAAAGGTATATTATTTAGAATAGTAACGGAAGAAGATATATTCCATACCGGTGCTAGACGATAAATAATACTAGCATATAATGGACAAACCCATGACTAAAAAATTAGAAGACTTATTAAACTTGCCAGAAGGCAAAGAGATAGTAGAAAAAGCAGAACAGCAAGAATCTGAACAAAAAGAATATGAAATAACTGAGCAAGAAAAAACTTTTAGAGATATGGCTGAATTTGACAAGATTAGTGCAGCGTTACCTGCTGTAAAAGGTCTTGGTGAAATGGCAGACAAAGAACTAAATGAAGTTGCTGACAAAGCTATGCAAGCATACGAAGATTTAATGGACTTGGGCATGAATGTAGAAAGTCGTTACAGTGGCAGAGTTTTTGAAGTTGCAGGAGGAATGCTTAAAACAGGCTTAGACGCTAAAGTTGCAAAACTAGATAAAAAACTTAAAATGGTCGAACTGCAACTTAAAAAAGAAAAGATGGATCGAGATAGCGGAGCATCAGATGATGAAGGTATGATCAACGGAGAAGGTTATGTTGTCACTGACAGAAACAGTCTCTTGGAGCGCCTTAAAGGTATAGATAAAGATAAATAATATATATAGATAAGGTCATTGCGCAATGAGATCATTTACAGAAATATTAAACGAATCTAAAAAAACATACCCATTTAAAATTGGTGTGGCAGGTGAACTACCTGAAGGATTTGCAGACAAGTTAGAAACATCTTTAAAAAAATATGATGTAGCAAAAATGTCAGCAGGTAAAAAAACACCTATTCAGGAACGTCCTTTAGACTTTCCACAGCTACAAAATATGGAAGTAACATATTTTGAAGTAGAAGTAAACTATCCTACTACTCCACAAGTAATGCAAGAATATGTTGGTGCTTGCTGCCATATTCCGCAAAGTCATGTAATTGTGCGTGGAGCAAATGATCCTAGAGAAGAATATCAAGCCGAAAAAGATGATAAACCTTATGAAGCAATGTTAACAACAGAAGATATGGGCGGTGAAACTGCACAAGAATCTGTAGGTAACAATAGAGTAATGGATCTCTTAAAAGAACTTGAAAAGGCACGTAAAGAAAGAGATAACGATCCTATGGAAGGCGCACCTGTAGGCGAGTCAAAAGACATTGACGATAGCGAAAATGCAAAATCACCGATAGGGAGTTAATTATGTCGCAAATGAAAAAACTTTTAGAGTCATTAGATCAATTACAAGAATGTCCTCCAGAAATGGCAGAAGGACCAGGAATGGCTCCAGCACCAATGGATCAAGGTAATCCAGTAACAATGAATATTAATATGAATGCATCAGGTAAAGATCATGTTGCTGATCTTATTGATATGATGAAAAATGCAGGACTAGGCGATGCAAAGCCAGCAGCAGATGCAATGATGCCGATGCGTCAAGACATGGAGCGTTTAGCAGCAATGATGGACGAACCAGGCGACGAAGATCCAAACGAAGAATTAGAACCTGTAGAAGACGAAGTTGAAGAATACGCTAATTCGCCAGACGGTGTTGAAGGTGATCCAGAATATTCAGATCATGAAAAAATGACACGTGATCTAAGTGGTGGTATTAACCGTGAGAAAAAATCATTTAAAGCAGCACAGCGCGGTGACAATGCTATGGCTGTAGAAGCTATTAAAGCACAATTAATGGCCGCTCTACAAGAAAAGAAAGCAAAGCCAGACTTTTTAGATATGGACGGTGACGGCGATAAAGAAGAGCCAATGAAAAAAGCTATTAAAGATAAAAAAGCTAAAAAATAAAACATTCCCCCCAGAAAATCAATAGCGTCTTCGGACGCTATTTTTTTGGTTAAATATCTTTATGTTAGTAAATTTTCCACACAATCCGGG